ATACACCAATAATTGTTTGTTTAACTATATTTAGAAATTTCTTTTTTCTTCTCAATTGTTCATAGATCATCTTCTCGCGATCGGCTTTTATTTTACGACGTCTCCTAATAAAATCTTTGTATCCATCAAGTCCAAGATGGTGAAGTTCACCCCATGTAAACATATGACGTATATCTTTTTCCATTTCCTCTATTTTCTTTTTAGCAATAATCTGATCAAATGCTTCGCTAGTTTCATTCTTAGCAAAACCTATTTTTTCAAACATTCCTGGTTTCTTCTCTTCCACATCTTTTATACATTCATTTAAATCACTCACATGACCAGCCCATTTTGAAAGCTGTCTATAAATATCTTCTGCATCCTTTCCTGCTTGTACTACTTTCTTTATACCAGTGAAAGCAGTTGTAGCGAGAGTCAAGACAGTTATTGGATCCATAATTCTCCTCTGCAGTTACGTTGTTCTAAAATCAATTTGGTAGTACTATAATAATATGAGTTTCTTTTATACTAATGTTTACGGTCGTGGAAATTATGTCTACTTTAGAGGCATAAAGGATAACGAACGTGTAAACTTAAAATTACCATTTCAACCAAGTTTATACAAACGCACTCATAAAGATTCTAAATTTAAAACACTCGAAGGCAACAACCTTGAGAGAATTAAATTCAAAGACCTCTACGGTGCTAAAGATTTCATAAAGAAGTATAGAGAAGTGTCGAATTTTCCCATATACGGTAACACAAACTACGCATACCAATTAATAAGTAAGTTCTTCCCCAATGACATAGAATTCGATATGTCTTTAATTAAAATACTCACTATTGATATAGAGACTTCGACAGAATATGGATTTCCTGATCCAAGAACAGCTCAGGAACAAATATTATTGATAACAACTCAAGATTTCAATACCAAACAAATAACTACGTTTGGATGTAAGCCTTTTATATCAGAACAAAATAATGTTAATTATGTTCAATGTAAAGATGAATTTGACTTGTTACGTAAATTCATAACTCACATCAAAGAAGACTATCCAGACATAATAACTGGCTGGAATGTTCAGCTCTTTGATATAGCTTATTTATCCTCACGTATAGTTAAAGTGCTTGGTGAAAGTGCTGTTCAAGAATGTTCTCCATATGGCACGTTTGTAACAAAGGAGGTGCCGTATGCCAAGGGCAGAACACAACTAGCATATGAGTGGCAGGGCATATCAATACTTGATTATATGCAATTATATAAGAAGTTTGCATATAAAACACTTGAATCTTATTCTTTGGACTTTGTATCTAAAGAAGAGTTAAATGCACAAAAAGTAAAACATAATTATGAAAACTTTAAGGAATTTTATACAAAAGATTGGAAATTGTTTACTGAATATAATATTGTAGACGTAGAGCTTGTTGATCGGCTAGAAGATAAGATGAAACTAATCAACCTTATAGTCACAATGGCTTATAATGCAAAGTGTAATTACATTGATGTGTTCTCTTCTGTAAGAACTTGGGATTGTATCATCTATAACAAACTACTTAATGATAACATAATTCCAAGAACAAGATTTGATCAAGATCAGATTGTTGATAGAATGATACTTGGTGCTTATGTTAAAGACCCAAAACCTAAGAAGTATGATTGGGTAGTATCGTTTGATGCTACATCTCTATATCCATCTATAATGATGACATACAATATGTCTCCTGATAGTTTGATTGAAGGAGAAAAGCATTTGGGTGATACAGAAAAATCTATTGATATGTTAATTGATGGTAAATTTAATACATCTAAACTAAAAGATGATGACATAACAATGGCTGCTAACGGTCAGTGTTTTAGAAAAGATAAGACTGGTGTTTTACCTGAACTTATCAACTGGTACTTTAGTATGAGGCAGAAAGTTAAGAAAGAAATGATTGATGCTCAGAAGAAAGGTGATCTTGAGCATGTTACAAGTCTTAACTCTAAACAAATGGCTGCTAAGATTCTGATGAATAGTTTGTATGGTGCAAGTGGTAATCAATACTTCAGATACTATGATACAAGGATAGCTGAAGGCATTACAATGACTGGTCAGTATATAATTCGTTTTGTTGCAAAGAGAGTAAATGAATATCTAAACAAAATATGTAAAACTAAAGATATTGAATATTCATTNTATTCAGACACNGATTCAACGTATATAACACTTGGTAAGTTTGTAGAACAAAATTATGCTAATAAATCTAAAAAAGAAATAGTAGAAATATTAGATAAGTTTTGTGATACAGCTCTTACTAAAGTTATTGATAATGCATGTAATGAAATATTTGAATATACAAATGTATATCAGAAACGAATAACATTTAAACGAGAAGTAATTGCTGATCATGGTGTGTGGTTAGCTAAGAAAAGATATGCGTTGAATGTTTATGATTCAGAAGGTATAAAATATGATCCTCCAAAACTTAAAGTACAAGGTATGGAGATTGTAAGATCGTCAACACCACAATCTGTAAGAACAGCTTTGAGGTCGTCTGTAGGTTTTGTTCTTACAAAGACAGAAGATGAGTTACGGGAATTTGTAAAAGATCTTGAGGAGAAATGGTATAACCTATCACCACAAGAGATTGCGTTTCCTCGAACTGTAAATAACGTAGGTAAGTATAGAGATGCTAATGCAATTTTTAAAAAAGGAACTCCTATACACGTTAGAGGAGCTTTGATGTATAATCATCTTTTGAAAGAAAAAAGATTAGAAACAAAATATCAAACTTTATTAGAAGGTGATAAAATTAAGTTTGTATATCTTAAAGAACCCAATCCATTAGGTACGAATGTTATAACTTTTCAGAGTAGTATACCACCTGAATTTAAAGTTTCAGAATATGTAGATTATCAAATGATGTTTCAAAAAGCATTTCTTGATCCTCTCAATTCACTTCTCGCATGTGTTGGATGGAAAGTAAAAGAAGAGGCTACACTTGAAGGATTATTTGGTTAGGTTACTCATATTGATTTTTTTTGTAATTACATTTATAATGGGTTATTATAGTGAACTATGTAGAGGTGTGTTATGTCCTTAATGGAAAAAATAAAGAAAAATTCAACAATAAAAGATACCGACATTCTTTCAGAATCAAAGTTTTTTAATTCGAAAGATATGATTCAAACTCCAGTACCAATGCTCAATGTTGCATTATCAGGTAAGATAGATGGTGGTTTGACACCAGGTTTAACCGTATTTGCAGGGCCGTCTAAGCATTTTAAGACAGCATTTGCATTACTTCTTGCAAAATCTTATATGGACAAATATGATGATAGTGTTGTTTTGTTTTATGATTCTGAGTTTGGTTCTCCTCAATCTTATTTTGAGTCCTTTGGTATTGACACAAATCGTGTGTTACACACACCCGTCACAGATGTCGAACAGCTTAAGCACGACTCTATGCAGCAGCTTAACAATATTGAACGCGGTGACAGGATTATATTTATTGTCGACTCTGTTGGCAATCTAGCATCAAGAAAAGAAGTAGAAGATTCATTATCTGGCAAATCAGTAGCTGATATGTCCAGAGCTAAACAATTGAAAAGTTTGTTTAGAATGATAACACCTCATCTTGCAATAAAAGATATTCCAATGGTTGTAGTTAACCACACTTATAAAGAAATTGGTTTATATCCTAAAGATGTTGTATCAGGGGGTACAGGTGTTTATTACTCAGCAGATAACATTTATATTATTGGTCGACAACAAGAGAAAGATACATCTGGTTTAACAGGATATAACTTTATTATTAATGTCGAGAAGTCTCGCTATGTCAGGGAGAAAACTAAGATAGCGGTAGAAGTAAGTTTTGAGGGTGGAATAACAAAATGGTCAGGATTGATGGATGTGTCCTTGGCTGGAGGATTTGTAACTAAACCTTCAAATGGATGGTATAGTAGGAAAAACGAAGAGCAAAAGTATAGATTAAAAGACACTTATTGTAAAGATTTTTGGTTACCAATCATATCAAGTAAAGAGTTTTTAGATTATATAGAAACTAAATTTAAATCATCTAGTTCTAATTTAATGACTGGTAATTTATCCGAAGAAGATTTAGAGAAGGAATTTGAAAATGCTACGTGATGATTTGTATAAGCCTTGGTTTGCTGATAATAATAGATGGGGTTTTGAAGTTTTATCTGGTGATTATCAAGGTGTAATAATACAACTCGAAGAATTAAAATTTGAAGAAGTTGAAAAGAAATCAGCTATTGGAATAAATTATCATGTTCTTCATAAACCTGAAATTATTGCAAAAGAAGATATGAAGAATAATAATTTTCAGTCTTTAATCGACACTGTTGTTAATGATATATTAAATGAAGCAATGGAGAATTATGAACAGCATAGAATTGACGATACTAACGAACCTGGTTCACAATGAAGAGTACCTAAGAAAAGTAATACCTTTTCTTTCTAAAGATTATTTTCATAATAATGAACACAAAGAAGTATTTGAATTAATTAGTGGATTTGTAAAAAAGTATAATAAAAGTCCAACATTAGATTCACTTGAAATAAGTTTACAAGACTTAACATTACCTGAAAATTTATTCAAAGATTGTTCAGATTTGATTAAGAATCTGAAACAAGATACTACCGAGAACATAGAATGGCTTACCGAAAGAACTGAATCTTTTTGTAAAGATAAAGCCGTATACAACGCTATATTAAGGTCTATATCAATTATAGACGGCAAAGATAAACAATTATCTAAAGAAGGTATACCAGACATATTACAAGAAGCATTATCTACTTGCTTCGATTCATCTGTAGGTCATGATTATATAGATGATGCAGAATCAAGATTTGATTTCTATAATCACAAAGAAGATAAGATACCATTCGATCTTGAATACTTTAACAAGATAACTGATGGTGGTTTACCAAATAAAACACTCAATGTAATAATGGCAGGTACGGGTGTTGGTAAATCTATGTTTATGTGTCATATGGCTTCTAACTGTCTCACACAAGGTAAGAATGTCTTATACATTACAATGGAGATGGCTGAAGAAAGAATAGCAGAAAGGATAGATGCTAATTGTTTAAATTTGAATATAAAGCAGATTAAAGATCTACCCAAGACTATGTTTAATAACAGAATAAACAAGTATGCTGAAAAGACAAATGGAAAGCTGATAGTTAAAGAGTATCCAACTGCATCAGCTCATACAGGACACTTTAAATCACTTCTAAATGAATTAAATCTGAAGAGAGAATTTAAACCTGATATTATATTTATTGACTATTTGAATATATGTGCTTCTTCAAGATTTAAACCTGGTTCAAATGTAAATTCTTATACATATATAAAAGCGATAGCTGAAGAATTAAGAGGTCTTGCTGTAGAATATAGTTTGCCTGTTGTGTCAGCTACACAGACTACGCGTTCCGGATACGCCAGCACTGATGTAGACTTGACCGACACATCCGAATCATTCGGGTTACCCGCTACTGCAGATTTTATGTTTGCTCTAATGAGTAATGAAGATTTGGAACAAATGAATCAACTCATGGTCAAACAATTAAAGAATCGTTATAATGACCCAACGCTATTCAAAAGATTTGTTATTGGTGTTGACAGAGAGAAGATGAGATTATATGATGTAGAGAATGCAGCACAAAGTAACATAGTTGATTCCGGAGTAGAATTAGACGATAATAAATCGACAGATATGAGTTTTAAAAAGCTATTCGATACGAGTGGAAATAATCAGCCAGATTATTCAGGCATAAAACTATGAGGGAGATATGTATTTAACTAAAGATATTAACAATCTATTAGATTCTAATAAGAGTTTATTTACTGATAAACATCTAACTTATAGAACTGTTCAAATGAGATTAAATAAACTTTTTAAGAAAAAATACAATGTAGTGTTCAAAGTAGAGAAGTATAATGACTTTGAACCTAACTCTGTGAGTTTCTCTGGTTTATATGATATGTTTGAAGATAAGATATACGTTATTTTAAATGTATCTGGTGATCTCAACACTCTTATAGTTAAAAAATGGAATTATTTTAAGTTTCTATTATCACAGTGTATACAGCATGAAAAGATTCATGAGTGTCAATGGTCTTATAGATCTTGTGATGAACCATGTCATATACAATGGAGAGAACCTGATAGTAATGATATTAATGCCGAAAGGGAATATCTTGCTGATAAAGATGAACTAGATGCATATGGACACGACATAGCTTTAGAAATAAAATACTTTTATCCTAATTCAGATCCATTAAAGGTGTTGTCTAACATAAATAATTATAAGAAGATTACTTCATGGAACTTTTATAAAAGAACATTTAAAGGTGTAGATTGGTTATCTTTAAAGAAGAAATTATTAAAGAAAGCATACACTTGGACAGGACACTGATATGGACTTATATGGATTTATTAGTATTGTTTTACAAATCGGAGCATGCTTAATGTGCTATTTTGCTGGTAAAGAGAATGGTGTGAGAGAAATCGTAGATACGTTAGTATCAAAGAGATTATTAACAGCTAAGGACTTGAAAAAATTAGAGAGTAACGGTTGACATTTAGATCTAAACATTAGATCATATAGATTGAGTAGTAAAACTTGAGTAGTATATTTTTTAACTTAAATGGAGATGTTATGTCAATTTCAGACAAAATCATGAGTACCTTGAAGAGCGGTAAATCTTATTCAGCTGGTTCACTTGGTTCTTTTTATAGAGTGAGTGCTAATTCAGTAAGAGCTCGTATTTCAGAGCTACGTAAAGCTGGTACTAAGATTACTGGTTTTGTAAACGGTAATGGAACCTTTGTTTATAAAAAAGGTTAAGAGGACTTAAAGTTTCATAATTCGGATACGGGCGTAACCTCCTCTCTTCCTCCCGCCCACCTTACAAGTATCCCAGGAAGGTCGTAACCTGGACTTTTTTACTAAACCCGCTACGGCGGGTTTTTTTATGTTTAATTAAAATACTAAATAGTATCATGAGCCATCACATAAAAGTCAATGTAGACAAACTTGATAACAGTTTTCTTGCTAGAGCTAGAAGAGTGACATCTTTTAATTTAAATACAGCTGACTTTCAAAGCACAGATCATAAAACTGAAATACAATATTTGTATGCAACTTCAATATTAAATAAAAATAAAGGTACTTATTTTAAAGATACAATAGACAGTAATGATATAGACATAGCTCAGACAAATGATATTATCAATGCTATGAAAAAGTCAAGTAATTTTGAAGCTGTTTACAGAGAGAGTATTGGTATCAATGCTTCTGCATTTGGACCAGGAGAATTAATGTTTTATTTAATATATGACAAAGTAACTTTAGCTGGAGCTACAATGTCGGGAGACATCCAAGGTTTAAAAAGTCCATATGAATTAAAGTCAGCGGATTATGATATAAGTCGTAAAAGTTATAAAAATATTAATTTTGGTACAGATGTAAAAGCAGGTTTTGATGAAGTTGCAAAAGATCTTGTTAGTTTAGCTAAAGATTTGAATGTAAAAAATATTGAAAGAACTAAAATGAATAGAGGTGCTCTTCAAATCTTAGAAGATACGGA